TCACAATGCGGTGATCCTTGTGCTTGCCCACAACCCAACACCATAAGTAGCTGAGACCTGACCGACTTCGACTGTGAACGGCAGGGTTATGGCGTCTGACGCCTGCGCCGCGCCAGAGTAGACGTAACTGGGCGTTGTTAGAACGTCGGTCCGTACAATTGCTCCGTCCTTGACGACGCGTAGCATGTAGGATTCGCTTTCCTCCCCCAGCGGGACTTCAAAGCTCTCCCATGCATCGCCATCGACACGGGTACGACGTACCCATGTCATGGTAACAGCACCGTCTGGCTGGATCACCGCACGCAGATGCGCGGGCGCATAGGGGCGCAGGCCATTGCCATCAAACGCCTTTTGCATTTGCCGGAACGACGGATCATCCACAGGCCGCTGAGCTGGCCCAATCCGATAGTTCTGCGTCACCCTGCGCATATTTCGGCTGAGGTCAATTTGTTGCGGGACAGAGTTTAGCAGCACAAACTGTGAGCCAGTTGGCCATACATCAGGCATCAACCCATCCGACCCCGCCTGCCCGCGCAACCGGTCACGTAACAGATATGTGCGCGGCGCAATCAGTTCCGCTGTGGCAAATTGAAAAATCTCCCAATTGTCGCTGCTGCCATCTCCGATGGCTGTCAAATTTGCCCCGCTCAGCAGCGCGGCTTCCTCTACGGATTCCAATTGCCCACTGGCCAATTGCACCTCCAATGCATCACCCCGATCAAACAATCCTGTTGTCGCACGCAGCATCGGCGAGCGTGTTGACCCAAGCGTGGCACGTAAAGGCAGGATCGTATTGAGGCCAAAATTCTGATCCGTCAGGCTGGAATAGAGCGCAACACTCCCCGGCCAAGGATTTGCACTTGCTGCGATGTAGGGGGCATGGGGCACCTCATCTCCCGTCAACATCGGGATATCCAGAAAGACTGGCGTCACAGGCATTGGCGCAACAAAAGCTTTCATGCCTACCAACTCATCCGACAATGGTGACGCTTTATAGATTTCGGGATCAATGCGCATGGCTTCTATCTGCTGAAATTCAGCCTGATCACGCGATCAATGCGGTACAATGATGCGCTCTCGCCCTGATCCGCAGGAAGGGAGACAACATCGCCCGCCCGCACAGGCATCTGGGACGGTGGCAGAGCAAATTGAACACTCTCGCGTGCAATTCGCGCCTCGTTTAGCCACCGCTCTGCCACTTGCCGCCCTTCGGTGCGGGTAAGAAGCATGGAGAATTCTGTAGCCGCAATGGCGTGGGTTTCCTCATCCGGCAAAACCGCCTCTTCCGAGATCACATCATAGCTGGCATCTGCTTGGATAAATCGCAGCCTCACCCGCCCCGACAAGGCCGCATCCGCCTCGCGCAGTTGCACCGTTGTGCCATCCAGATCATTACTTACCGCGAACTCTGCGGGGTTCAGCGCAGTTTCGCGCAGCCCATCACGCATCCGAAACACCAGCACCCCGTCGCGTTCAACCGCGTCAAAGCCAAACCGTAGCATCAGCGGCTGCAAAGACGCCCGCGCCTCCGTCACATCGCTTACGGCATAGCCCCGCACCAAACCATAAAGGCCGCTTGTATCCACAGCAGTCACCCCTGCACGATTGCAAATCTCTTGCACGACTGACGCCAAACTGCGTGACGATGTTCGTCCATTGAGCCAATGACCACGCGCATAGGATGTCCCGTCGCTCCATAAATCACGGTTGTTTGGGAAATGAGGGAAAGGTCGCACATCCCACGCCCAGACAAAGGCGCGGGACATGTCGATCATCGGACCAGCATATTCGATACCTTGGGGGTTGTTGTGTGGTTTGGCCCAATAGTCGATCATAGCTCGCAGATATTGCATCTGGATCAGGTCATCGCGCCCCCCATCCGAATACCGCGGCAGGCTGCTCTCGGACGATTTTGCATCCAAGAACTTATTCGGCTGGTTCGTGCCATTGTCGATTGCCGCGCAACCGTATTCCGTGAACCAGATCGGCTTTTGCCCTTTTAACCACGCTGTCGGTTCATTCGCACGCATCCCGTCAATGCGGTCATAGTGTAGATTGCTCCACCAATTGCGAATGTCTTTGTAGCGATAAATCCACGCCTCATCATGCGCGCCGTCGGTGATCGGCGTGCGAATTTGCGCGTCGCGTTCTTCGATCGAACCATAATACCAATCATAGCCTTCACCACCCTCAATGTTGGATTGCAGATAGTCCAAATTGTAGATGGCATCCCACGACTGCGCATCCACATGATCCACGCTCTCGCGCCAATCTGACAGTGGCATGTAATTGTCGATACCAATAAAATCGATGTTGGCATCTGCCCAAAGAGGATCAAGGTGGAACAACCGGTCTCCCGTTCCGTCCTGCGGCTGATAACCGAAGTATTCGCTCCAATCCGCCGCATAGCTTATTTTGGTATCAGGCCCCAGCAAATGTCGAACCTGTGCCGCCAGATCAATAAACGCGGCAACCGAGGGGAACGTGTTGCGCCCAGAGCGGATCTGGGTCAGGCCGCGCATCTCGGAGCCAATGCAAAAGGCATCCACCCCGCCAGCGGCTTTGCATAATGCAGCATAATGCAAAATGAAACGTGACAGCGTCCACTCTTGCGGACCAGAATAGCTCACACTGCCGTTTTGAACCGAGAAATCAGACGCCTGAACCGTGCCAAAAAATGCAGATACTTCCACTGTCGCTGCGGACGTCATATCGGTTGATCCAATCCGACCCGGAGCGGCGGCGAGTGTCATGCGCCCACGCCAAGGCAAGGCAGGCTGACCTTCCTCCCCTGTATAGGGGTCAGGCAGGACGTTTCCCGCAAGTTGGTCCATCAGGATGAACGGATAAAACATCACTGCCGTGCCGCGCGCATTCATCGCTTGAATGGCCTCGATTACCGCCGTGTCCGCAGGGGTCCCGCCATAAATGGGGCGGTCATCTGTACCGCGTGCAATCACCTCAGCAGCACCACGCGACACTCCGGCCACGTGCCACGGCATTTCTTCCCCCTCAACAAGCGGGTCTTCGACTTTTGGCTGCACAAGGCACTCGCCAACCCGCAAGTCAGACCCGAACCATGACACCACCAAAGATGCGGCCTTCAACTCTGGTAATTCAGCTCCCAACGCATCCAAAGAGGTTGAGAAATCTGTTTTCCCAGAAGGGGAATTGATATTTGCGCTCCAACGCGATTGGTTTTCACCTTCATAGCTAACGGGAGTTGTCGCCAATGAATACTCGCCCGTGCCCGGTATCAAAGCGACGCCTTGCACCCCATAGGACAAGGCATGTTGCGCGTCTTCTGCACCACGTTGCTCAGGGCGCATCACCTCAAAACTAAACTGAGGAATGCGGTTTCCAAACCGCTGCAACGCCAAGGCTTCGATCACCACATAGGCGGTCCCGCGATAGGCAGGCACCATGCCGACACCCTCAATCGCTTCCATCAACGGGTCCGCTACTTGATCTGCACTGCCAGAATAAACTGTCATGTTCAGATCATCGGGCGCGATCTCTTCGCCATCTGCCCAAACACGGCCCACACGGGTTATTTCCCCCTCACACAAGGCAATCGCCAGATTGACCGAATAACTATACTCGGTTGTTTTAGGTTGTGAGCTGCCACCTTTGCCGCCGCCGCTTGTGGTGCTGACTTCCTCGAAATCGGACGCCCAGATCACCTGCCCACCCAGCCGCAAACTCCCATACAGCTGTGTCACAGGATCACCTTCTCCCGCATTGGTCAGGCGAAATCGGTCCACTTTACCCGTCTCAACTGCTTGCGCGCCGCTGCCCAGTATTTTCTGGTCCACGACACGGCCCAACGTCGCACCAACAGCGCGGCCAATGGCAACCGATGACAAGCCCGCAAATGTTCCGCCAATTGAGCCACCTACCGCAGCACCTGCTGCCGAGAATAAAACCGTTGCCATTAGATGACCTCCTTGGGAAATTCAAAACACGCCACAATCCGGCGCTGCCATGGCGCGCTCAGCGGGCTCTCTACAACGCCGCGCCGCGAATAGGCGTGGATAAACCGCGCGCCACATCCAGCGCTGGATAAAATGCCCAAATGCTTGGCTACAGCGCCATCACGCATTCGGAACAGCAACACATCTCCGGTACTGGCTTGGCCCACAGACTTGGGCTTCAGGTGACGCAATGCCGCCGCCCACAAAAGCTCTTCGCCCTGCGGTTCGGACCAATCCATTGAATATGCAGGGATGGCTTCCGGCTCTGCCCCGTAAACCTCGCGCCAAACGCCGCGTACCAACCCCAGACAATCGCTCCCCGCACCGCGGATACCAGCCTGATGCACATAAGGCGTGCCAATCCAGCCACGGGCAGCGGCAATGATGCATGCACCACTCATCTGAGTGATCCGCCACTGTTTGTACCTTTGCTGCTGGGCACGGACACAACCCAATCTTCGCCCGGCAAATCAGGAAAACCCTGATAGTTATCAAAATTGTTGAACTTGAGCCGACAGGTTTCAACGCGTTTGTCACAGCCGGCAACCAACCGGATTTGTGTACCTTCTGTGACCAGCCCCCGCATCGGTTCCCACAACTCGACCACCCGTGCCGCGCCTTCATTGCGATCCGATTTGATCATTCCCCAAAGCCCTGCTGCTGGCCCGTCCAAAACTTCCAACCGCCCGCGCGTGAACCAATCCACATCAAAGGGCTCGAACGTTTGCCAAACAAACCGCCGCGCTCCTTCGATGGCTTCAACAGCCAGAGTCTGCGCATAACTTTCTTGCGATAGGTTAAAACGGCACGCACCATCCCCGAGTACAACCGAGCATGGCTTTTGATACACGCGCCCCAACGGGCGATTCAGCCCTTCTGTCAGCCCACGAAGTTCTGCCCGAAAACCACCCCCTGCGCGTGTCAGCTCTCCCAAACTCCCGCGAAAGTTCAACCAGTGCTGCGTCGTATCCGCCCAATTCACCAGCCACGCACGCACCTCGGCCCCGTCAAAACGCCCCTGCTCGATCTCGTCCTCGCGCAAAGACACATCTGACAACGCTCCTAAGGCCTCAGAGTTGTCGACAGACAGGCCCGTAGACTGCGCCAGCGCCAGCGCACTCAACCCCGTATCGGCGCGAAATTCAAAGCCTGCAAATGCCAACGGCCTATCGTGATCGGTGAAGGCAAAAACCACGCCATCTTTGCGTGTAATGGCCCACGCGTGACACACCGTGGTCAATCGACTGGCCAGATGTGCCGCCAGCCCCTCATTGAACTGCACACTCATACGCGCACCTCGCGAACCGGAATGTCGGGAACCTGGCCAGCATGGAAACTAGCGATGTTGGCCAACAGGCTGTCACTGTCAAAACGCACAGGCACATCGAACTCATACCCTGCATAGACCCGTGTATCAGGATCAGGTGGGTTGAAGAACGTGATTACCCCAGTGGTATCATCCACCGTATAATCAATTGTGTCGCTTTTGTCGTCCTGCTCAACTGCGACCAGAACACTACCTTGGACAGGTTTCACGATAGGTCGCGCATAGGCATGCCCTCCCGAGCGATACGTTTTAATGATTTGAAACTGTGTTTTCACCCCATTTCCAACAGCAATCTGTTGGTCCCAGCGGCCAATCGGCGCTGAGGGTTTAGATGACTTATAGTCAGACCAGTCCTTCCATCGAAACCCGTAGATCTGACCATATCGCGCCTCATAAAACGCGATCACTGCCTCCACATCATCCAAAGACCGCAGGCCCAGCCCCGCATCATAAACCCGCCTGGAATGCGCCCAAGGCGTGTTGCGTTCCTCAAATCCGTTGGCCAGCGCCACCACATCGACCCGCCGTTGCGGACCACCCAACGCACCAAAGCTCAGGTTCGCCGGAAATTGCACTTCGTGAAAACTCATCTCAAATCCCCTCGCTTATCGATTTTTCTGGCCAGCACTTAAGGCGCGGCTCATCTGTGCTGCGATCTGCCCGCGTGACCGCTGGAACCCTGCCACATCGGGCGTGGTAATGTTCATCACCACCGTGGCGGCACCACCACCATTCCCACCAGCCCGCACGCCCAGCTTGCCATCTGGCCCCCGGGCCAATGGCATAATCGCTTCTGGTCCCGCTTCCCCCATCACACCCAGCCCACCGCGCATACCGAAATGCGTCGCCTGACTGACAACCCCACCATCCGCAAACGGCATCACCCGTCCTTGGCTAAACGGCGCGCCATTCGCAAAAGGCAAAATGCCTTGCATCAATCCCGTAACCCCTTGCGTCAACAAACCGCCAAAGTGGTTTGCCACGGGTTTGATCGCCGCGTTATAGGCGCTGTCAGAGAGGGACTGCGCGAGAGTGCTCAGCGCATCAGAAAGCTTCATGCCATCAAACGCTACGTTGTCGAATGCCTTGCGCAAACCACGGCTCAGGCCGCTCTCAAGCGTCGCAACATCCTTGCCCGTTGCACTCAACGCACTGCTCATTCGCCGCAGTTCACTGTCAAACCCCGAAACCAACACACTCGTCTGCCCCAAAGTCTGGTTCAGCGTTTGCGCGTCTATTTCCAGATCGTCAAAACCATCTGTATCACTCATCATTTCAATCCTTTTTCTTGTCAGGGTATGCCGCCATCAGGGCTGCTAATCCGTCGCTCAGCATTGGTTTCTCAGCCGCATTACGGCCCAACATCACCTCCAACTCCGCTGGCGTCAGAGCCCAAAACACATCCGGCGTCAGGCCCAACCCGTGCAGCCCTGCCCGCATCAAAGCAGGCCAATCAAAGCCGACGTTCATTGCTGCACCGCAAATGCCCGCGCCAACAGTTCAGCCGCCGCATGGGCCGCCCGCATCGGACCGCCTTCAATTTCGGCCTGCCCCAGCGCATCAGGGTCCATCTGCACGCCACCTCCGCGTAACCCCGCACACAGCAACGCCAACACATCTCGGGTACTGAACCCGCCGCTTTCAAAACGTTGCACAAGGGCCATCAACGACGGCTCTGCCAGATCCTCCTCTAGCTCTGCCAAGGCCCCCAACGTGAGCCGCATCCGGTGGGTCTGGCCGTCAATGACCACCCCCACCTCACCTCGCCACCGGTTTTCCATGCTCATTCAACCGGATCAACGTAAGGAACAAACTGCAACTGCCCCGCCGAAGCCAAAGACAGCTCATATGTCGCCTCACCATTCAGTTGCCCCGCATATTCCAGAGAGGTCACCTGAAACGGCCCCTGAACCACACCAAATTCAGGGATCACCACCTGAAAATCAGGGGTCAAACCGTCAAACAACAACTGTCGTGCACGCTCGTCAGTAGCAGCATCACGAAACACGCCCGACCCGCTGATCGCCGCAGAACGCACGCCCGCTCCCGCCAGCAACTCGCGCCAGCCGCCTTCGCTATCCAGCGCGGTTACATCTACCGCCTCTGCGTTGAAGCTAATCCGCGTCGCACGCAGCCCCGCCAATGTCTCGAAAGTACCGTCTGTTGTCATATCCACTTTGACCAAAAGGTCTTTGCCTGCTTGAACAGCCATTCTATCTACTCCTGCTAAATGCCCGAAGGCGTTGAAAATTAATCGTCTTGAACCCGTGCGCGAAACCGCAAATCAATCTGCCGTGCACTGGCCGCATCAATGCGCCGTGCTGTTGCCCGCTCGAACCTGAGGGACACCAATCTACCGCGCGTCAGGGTCAGATCCGCTTCGTGTAAAACATCGCTCACCGCAGTTGCCGCCGCTTTGGCGGTACCGAACCCGGGGTTACTGGTGACCACTGAAACCGTCAAAAAATGCACTGCGCCCGCGCCGCTGCCATCTGATGCCTCGCGCACAGTTTCGGTACCCAGCCGAACATGGATGTCAGGCACGATACCCGCTGGAACCGCATCATAGATGGCACTGCCCACCAACGACGCCAGTGTTGCATCCCCCGTCAACGCTGTGAAAACCGCCGCCTGAAGCGCCCCTGAAACTGCATAGCTCATACCACCTGCTCCTCTTGCGCCCAGCACTGAAGGTAGCGCCCGCCCATGCCGTGCTCAGCCACTGCATCAATGTTGAAAATCCGGCTACCTTCCCGAAACCTTTGTTGTGCTGCGGGTCGCTGCTCGTCCCCCACAGGGGCCGCACGCACGATAATGCGATAGCTCATACGGCTCACCGCAGCCCCGTTCTGTGCCATCTCCCGCCCACTGCGCGGCGACACCTCGGCCCAAATCATCCCAAGCGGAACCCACCCCTGCGTGAACCCACCTGCACCGTCACTCACCGTTTCCGGTGCTTCCAGCACCATCTGACGGTTCAGTCGTGGCGCACTCATGATACCGCTCCGCTACGGCCCAAACGCAGCGGGCGGAACCGCTCAATCAACGCTGTCACACCAAACGGCATACAGCCGGTACCCAGTGCCGTGTCATGGCGATATTCGTAATAATGCGCGGCCAGCATCAACACTGCCTGCTGCATGTCATCAGGCACATCTGCCCATTCCGCCCCGTAACCAGCCCAGAAACGGACCCGCAACTCCCCGCCTGTTTCTGGTCCAGGTAAACATGCAGCCGTGGCGCGCAATTGCGGGTTTTGCATGTCCCGTTCCAGCCAATAAACGCTGTCATTCACATCCTGCACACCGCCATATCGGCCCACCAATTGCACCCGCGAAACCACGCTCACAGGGGCCACCGTCAGCGGCAAAGCAGCAGCATTACGCAAAGAAGACACACTCAACGTGAACTCTCTTTCAAGCAAAACCTTCCCCGTGCGCGCCTCTACCGCCGCCATTGATGCACGTAAAAAACTCCCCAAAACGGCATCTTGCAAAGTATCTGCCGCAAATCCGGTTCCCATACGCAGATGCGCCTTGAGCGCCTCAACCGGCAGTACTGCATCCGGCAGATTTGTTTCTGAAATCAACATCCCAAAGCCTCTCTTAAACTTCTCTCGAACTCCCGGCATCCACATCCCCTTGCAGGCGCACGCACCACCATTGGCATTGCTCGGTCGGAGGGGAGCAGCTAGACAATGCCAACAAAAAACAGACGCGTGCGCCGCCAGAACAGGTTCCCCCGCTCTGGCATCAGCACCCGTTTTTACGAAGTGCCGAATTTCAACAACTTGATCGCTGCGAAATCGCTCACATCGCCGCCCACACGTTTGGTCGCATAGAACAGGACGTGGGGTTTGGCGCTGAAGGGATCACGCAAAATGCGCAGATCAGGGCGCTCGGCAATGGTGTAACCAGCCGCAAAATCGCCAAAGGCCATCGCCATTGTGCCCGCACCCGCATCGGGCATGTCTTCGGCAATCAACACAGGATACCCCATCAGACGCGCTGGTTCGCCCGCCGCCAGCCCATCCGACCACAAGAAACGGCCATCCATATCTTTCAGCTTGCGCACCATGCCTGCGGTCTTTGAGTTCATCACAAAGCTGGCGTTGGCACGGTATTGCGCCCCCAGCGCATAGACAACATCAACGATGGCATCAGGTGTGATGTCCCCGGACACGCCCGTCGGCACATACCCCAGATTGCCCCAGACCCAGACATCATTATCCACAGACGCATGCGCCAGAAAGCCCTTGGGCTTGTCGACACCATCACCGTTGATAAACGCCCCTGCCTCGGCACGTGCAAACTTGTCCGCGATACGGCCCGCCAACCAGCCCTCAATGTCAAAAGCCGCATCATCCAGCAGGCGTTGCGAGGCTTTCGGCAGCGCACTTAGTTCATGTAACTGCACCGTAATACGGTCAATCTGCGGCGTGTCACTTTCACCAATGGTGGAGGTTTCCGTGGCCCAGCCTGCCCCCACATCCGTATGATCTACCAGCACGTCATAAGACGTCGCTTCCACGTTCACCACCGTGGCAATTGCACGAATAGACGCCGTGGTATTGAGAACGGATTTCACCGTGTCAGATGTCTGCGGGTCCACCAAATAGCCGCCGTCGGAATTCACCGCCGTAGACAAGGCTTTGCCTTCCAAATGCAATCCACGCAGCCCGTCATCGTCCCCCGAACGCACATAGGCGTTGAATGCCTTTTTATGCGGCGCACCCGCGTCTGCTGCTCCTGCCAAAGGTGTACGCACAGCAGTCATTGTTTTACGATCCAGCATGGTCATTCGCTCTTCTGTTTGTTGAATTTTCGTTTCGATTTCGGCCTGAAAGCCTTTGAATTGCGTGACAAAGCCCGTCACGGCCCGCCGCACATCCTCGGCCGGAGAAAGCTCCACGGCATTTTGTTCGGTATCGCTCATCTTGCGTTCCCCTATGGTTGCTGTCGCGCGGGGGTGATCTCGGCTGATGCCGCATCAAATATCCCCGCCATGTCACGCAGGACGTCTCCAAGGCGCACAAACCCGTCCGCCTTTGCCCCCACCCGCGCACTGGGCAGCATCGGAAAGGTCACCAAAGACACTTCCCAAAGCTCCAGTTCCTGCAAGAGCCGCTGGCCCTTGGTGTTCTTACTAGATTTCACAGTGCGGTAGCCGATCGACAGACCATCAATCGCCCCCGCTTCAATCAGCGCAATCGCCTCACAGCCCTTCGCAACCGATTGCAGGATGCGGCCTTTGACAAACAGACCACGCGTATCCTCACGCACCTCATCCCAGACGCCAATCGGCTGTGCAGGATCATGCTGCCACAACATTTTCACGCCACGCCCCGCCGCCTTCAACGCCATCAAACTCGCGCCATATGCGCCCCGTTGCACCACATCATTGCCCTGATCGACGGCATCAAAGAAACTGGCATAGCCTTTGATCTCAACGCCGCCTTCAACCTTTGCAACCTCGTCGAACTGCATGAACTTGCGCTCTAACGCAGGGAAACCGCTCCCGTTCTCCGCGACATGCGCGAAGTTATTTTCAATCATAGTCATGAAACTCTCCTGTTTTGTCCCTTAGCCCGCAGGCACCACCACCAAAAAGGACTGAACCGCCTGCGCCAGTATCACCGCCGCAACCCCGTAAACCGTCAGCCAAAGGCGTTTTTCCAGCCGCTCCATCATCAGCTCAATCCGGTCCAACCGCTTGGCCAGATTATCAAAATGGATTGCGCTCACTCGCTCATGCGCCTGCAACCGCATCCCTGGCGCACATTGAAATCGCTCACTGGGATGCTCATTCATCCGCCGCCACCACAGGCAGGCCCAGCAACGCACGCTTTTCTGCATCGGTCAGGAAATCGGCACCAGCCACCCGCGCCCATTGCGCATCACGCTCGGCCGATAGTGCAGGCACCTGATCCAAATCAGGCTTCAGCTCAACCAATTCACCCGTAAACCCGGACAACCAATGCGCCAGAACCGTTGTGACCCGCGTGGCCAAAGGCAGCACCGTCAGCCGGTAAAATGCACGGTGCGCCTCTTGGTAATTCGCATAGGTGGCATCACCCTGAATCCCGATCAACATCGGCGGCACACCAAATGCCAATGCAATCTCTCGTGCCGCCGCTTCTTTGGTCTTCTGGAATTCCATGTCTGAGGGCGAAAACCCCATCGGCTTCCAATCCAATCCCCCCTCCAGCAACATCGGCCTGCCTGCATTGCGCGCGCCTTGATGATGGCTCTCCATCTCACTCACCAAACGCTCGTATTGGTCATTCGTCATCGCGCCCTGACCATCCGCCCCCTTATAGATAATCGCCCCCGATGGCCGCGCAGCATTATCCAGCAACGCCTTGCTCCACCGTGATGCCGAGTTATGTACATCCACCGCCGTGGCCGCCGCTTGCATCGGGCTAAACCCGTAATGATCATCCTGAGGGTGGAAATTGCGCACATGGCAAATCGCCTGCGCCTGCGCGGCATCAAAACGATGCTTGCGTCCGCCAACCGCATACTCATAGGCCACAGGCCAGCCATCCGCACCAGGCACAACAGACATCCGGTCAGAGCGCAGCACATGCAACTCCAACGGCAGCCCAGACTCGCCGCCTACAGCCTCAACATAACCATCGCCAGACAGGAGCAACTGCGCATAAAGTGCCTCCAACAATTCGGCCCGCCCCTGTGCGCCGTTGGGTCGTGCAATCAACCCCAGTACAGGATGCGCATCAAACCGCTGGCACGCATCTTGACACACCAAAGGCAACGCCGCTGCCGCCTCTGCAATCAATTTAACCGACCGAAACCCGACAGGATTTCCCGCAAAACCCGTCTGCGTCAAAGACACCGTGTCACGCGGGCTCCATGCCACACGCCCCGAGGATTGCATCGCCACAACACGCCCCGTCGCTGACGCTTTGGCCTCATCCACCTCAGCCACTCCGCGCTTTAGAAAATCAAACACCAATGCTTCTCCTATCCCAGTCCCGTGGCAACCCCGCTACTTGGCCGCCTCTGAGAAACAATCTCTCATCAAAGAATTAACTCTACGGGACCACTGCGCACGCTGCGCACGCAACACCCTAAAACACCAAAAGGGAGGCCAAAGCCCCCCCCTCTATTCATCCCCCAAAAATGCCCACTCAAAGGGACCTCACTCCCGGCTGCCGCCACTTCGCCGCTGGCTCAATCATCAACTCATGTAACGCCCAAACCAGCGCATCCACACGGTCAGGCGATCCGCCACCTTCATACCCTTGCCGTGTCATCCGGCACATCTGGTCCTCCAGATCGTCCAGCTGAGTCATATGGCTCACCCGTCCTTGTTCGTACAATGCCGCCACGGGCTCCGCCCGCGCCACTTTACCTCGAGTGGCATGTACCCCCTTATAGGGCACCAGCGGGTCTACCTGCCGGATCACCTCCTGCACCATCTGCCCACCCTGATTAACTTCCGCCACCAACCGGTCTGCACCAAATCGCTCCATGGCGCTGATCGCCGCCCGCGCCCAACCACTGGGCCCCATGCCCGCAACCGTGCAATCCGCCAACACAAACGCCCGCCACTCCTGCGGCGGGCCACTGCACTGCACCCCCGCCACGACAATCCCGCACTCATCCGAAGAATTTCCCGAAGTTGTCGCTGGGTCCACAGCCACTACAATTCGGTCCAACGCAGGCATCTCCCGCACGCGGCACCCTTCCAACATCTCACTAGTCCACAGCGCCCCCTCGGCATCGGCCAGCAACACGCCGTCCAACTCCTGCCGCCCCAGCCGCGTCCCGCGATACCGCGCCCGCACCTCCTCCAGAAACGAGGCCGCCAGATTTGCGCGGTTCGCCTCTGTTGGCGCATGGGTCACCACTGTCGAAGGCGACGCCAATAACGCCTTTAACACTCCAACATTGCGCGGGGTGGTCGTCACACAGACCTGCGGCTGATCCCCCAACCTCAGCGCAAATTGCAGCATATCCCACGCCTCTTGCGCTTTCTTCCACTTCGCAATTTCATCCACCCAAGCCGCATCAAACTGCGGCCCCCGCAACCCTTCGGGGTCATGCGCTGAATGGACCGTCGCAATTGCACCATTGGGCCAGACCAGACGTTTCCGCGTCGCCTCCCAATCAGGTCGCCTGTCTGCTGGCGAACAGGCCAATATGCCGCTATCGCCAAAAATCATTACCTCGCGCACCTGCTCGATGGTTTCGCCCACCAGCGCCACGCGGGCACACTGGCCCTTGTCCAAAGGCCGTGATCCCTCAACCACGCTACGCACCCATTCAGCACCTGCACGGGTCTTGCCCGCACCGCGCCCGCCCATGATGACCCACGACCGCCAAAGCCCCTCAGGAGGCAGTTGATGCGGCATAGCCCAAAAATCGAATAAGTAAGGGAGAGCACGAAGCTCCCCCTCATCCAGCTCATTCAAGAAACTCTCCTGAACCGATGGCACAGCGGAGCCGATCAAGCTTGCACCCGATATCAGCCCGCGCTTTGTCGAAGTCGAGGGCATATCCCCCTCGCGCAATTCCGGCTTGTTTGTTTCGGCAGTCATACAAGATCAATCCCGCTTTCTGGCAACGCGCAACTGCCTCCGAAAGTTGGCTAACAGTTTTTGTCGTTGCGGTTGCATCAATTTCCTCTCCGGATATTGCCTGTTGTTTCAGGCTTTCTAAGGCTTCTCGTAACTCGGCGAGCGAACGGTGAACCGAGGCGAACATCGCCTCTGCTTCCGCCAACTCGTCCAGCTGTGGCACCGGTTGAGTAGTCAT